GTATTTATTGAAGACTTATCTAGAACTGTGTTGATTGAGGAAATGCCACAATTCTAATAATAAAAATCCGAGAAGAATCCCCTCAACTCCTCTCCCTCCTACGAGGGGATGATTCTCAACACAGTGCCCAACTAAGCATTTGCCTTAGCACCTGCACTTTAAAAGAGTAAACAGACTTAGTCAAGCCTCTTGTGTAAACAACGTAACTAAGTAAGAGTGATGGATTGGGGTGTCCCTGGTCGCATTCCCTTCAATGGGAACACTCTACAAATCGTGTGGTAGAGCAGTTGGTTAGCTTGCTGGACTCATAATCCAGAGGTCGAAGGTTCGAGTCCTTCCCACGCAACTAAAATAAACCAAATATTATTAAATAACTACATTATGGGTAAAACAGGCAAAATTTCTACTATTAAGAGAGAATATAATAGTTCTCAGTTACAAACAATGGATAGTGGGTTAGCACAAAAAGGAATGACAAGAATCCCTGGTACAGGTGTATTCAAATATCCTTATAAGGAATTAGATGGTAAGTATAGAACGGGACTTGATCCAGATGCTGCTTACATTAGACGTATCAAAGATGATACTGAAAGAGAACTTGAAGTTGAAAGAGTAACTGCTCTTAGAAAAAAACTTGAGAGTGAAATAGGTGATATTGACTTAGGGCCACGTTCTAAATTTTGGAACTATGGATTGTCATTATCTCCAGATGATCAAACTCACGTGCAAGCAGTTAAATTAATGGATGGTGATAACTATTTTGATTTATCAAATGCTTTCCAAGAAATAGCCTTTTCATGGTTGAGAGTACATCCAACTATTGCATCTTCTCACCAAGCATGGGAAAGAGGAGAATATCCAGCAGAAACACAGTTTTATGTTGTTGATGATGAGATTGAGAATGCAGTGATCTTCAAGAAAAAACAATTGATCAACAAAGCAATTGTTAAGTTTGATTCTATGACTCCTGAGAAGAAACGTAAAGTTGCAAGACTATTAGGTCTTCCAGTATCAGAAGATTCAAAAGAAGAGGTTGTATACAACTTAGTAGATAATGTATTGAAACAAACTGAATTCAAGAATGGTAAATATTCAGGATTAAATCCAGTTGAAGTGTTCAATAGATTTGCTGACATGAAAGAGAGTTTACTCCATATTAAAGATTTAGTAAAACAAGCTGTTGCACATTCTATCTACAGAATCAAACCTAATGGTAAGGTTTATGAAGGAGAGTTTGAAATAGCTAAAGATGAAGAAGATTTAATTAAATTCCTTGCTGATGATGATAACCAAGATGAGTTATTAGTATTAGAAGGCAAATTAAAAACTAAAAAACTAGCTTCTATTTAAGAGGCTAGTTTTATAAATATAAAAGAATATGATACCAGTAGATAGTTTATTATATAAGATCGATCAGAAACTAAATAAGCTATCAACTAATGAGCACCAACAGATTCAATTAGAAGACAAAATCTTAGCTTTGAATGAGGCTCAGATCAAGTTGATAAAACAAAAAGTTGATGGTCTTAGTGTTACTAGTGGATTAGGGATGGATTCGTTTAAGAAACGTTATGAAGACTTACAAAGTCTTATAATGAATTATAATCACCAACCTCTAGATCTTATATTAAAGAATCCTGAAATAAATCAATGGTGTACGTATGTACATAATCTTGAGCCACAATATATGTTCTATATAGATTCATATGTTTTAGCAGACAAAGGAAGATGTAAGAATAGAAAGATTTGGATTAATCGAGATCTTGCAAAACATGGTGATCTTCAGTTCATTATGAATAATGATCATTACAAACCAAGTTTTGAATACCAAGAAACATTCAACTCTTTATCATCAGATGAGATAAGTTATTTTACAGATGGTACATTCACACCAACAAAAGTTTACATAATGTACATGAGATATCCTCAATATATAAATAAGACAGGATATATAATGTTAGATGGAACACCATCATTTGATCAAGATTGTGAACTTGAATTATATTTAGAAGATGAATTGTTAGATCTTACAGTACAAAATCTAGCAATGTATACTGAAAATGCTTCTGCAGCTCAGAGTGCTCAATTCAGAATACAAACAAACGAATAAACTTTATTAACATTTAAAATAAATAAAAATGGCTGATTTTTCATTAACCACGTTATTCGTGGTTCCAGTAGGGCAAACTGCTGTCCCTAGCTCTGGCTCAACACAAGACCTTACTGCAGGTACTGTGGGAATCTTTAACAATTTGTATGCTACTGTAACTGGTACGACTATTAAAAACTTTCCGTACTTTTACATTGCACAAGGTAGAACAAACACTTATTTACAAGGATCTAAAAGATCTGATAAGATTGGTGTTCAAACAACTGCATTAACAGGTAATGCTCAAACAATTTCAACAAAAAATTCTAATGTAACAGAATGGTACAAAGTAACAGGATGTCCAACTGCGGCAAACCAAATTACTGATGTAACTAATTTCACTGTACAATGTGGAGAAGTTATCACGTTAACTTTACGTGCTCACTCTTCTTATATTGATACATTGTATTTCAATGGTTTTACTCGTTCAGTAACTGTTCAGGCTCCATGTTGTAATTGTGATGACAATCCATGTGATGATGTAAGTGCTAACACTATCATCAATGACTTGATCTATCAATTAAACTTGAAAGCTCCAGGAAACAACCCTGATAACATTTCTTTCTCTACATTCTATACATTTGAAAATATAGGTGGAACTACATTACGTATTACAGGAAAACCATTAACTAAATATGGTCAACCTTGTGATATCGCAGCGTTCCCTTTTGAATATGATAGAATGTCTTTTAGAACTTTTGTTTATTCTGGTCCAGCTACAACTGCTGACTTTATTGTAGCAGATGCTTGTAATTTAGTTGCTGATCCTATTATTAGACAACGTGCTTCTTATGCTACTGGTACATCTGCAGAAATTGCTCAATTAGAGAAAAACTTCTACAGTTACCAAGCTGGTTACTTGAAACATTTATATAGAATGAATGGTTACAACGAGAACTTTGAGTCTTGGGTATCTGATGGTGCTATTTATAACACTTTCTATATTAGATTTAACGAGTATAACAGATCTGAGTACCAATGGGGTGATTACATCATGGAAGATTCTACAGTGATTCTTGCTGTACCTCAAGGTGGTAATGATCTTACAGATGAGTTCCAAGCTATCTTAGAAGGTGCTTTAGGTGCTGTTGTTGATAACAATGCTTGTATCACAACTACAACAACTACTTCTAGTGCTCCTGCATCTACAACAACTACTACTTCTACTCTTATTCCTTAAGAATAAAAGAAGAGAGTAAATTAATAATAACCTATGCCAGGGGATAGAGGATAACTCACATCCTCTGGCATATTTATTTAAAAACAACATGGCAAACTTACAATTAGATATATTAGTAGTTCCTACTTATAGTGTACTTACACTTGGTGTTGCAGATGCTTCTGTATATCCTACCAATCCTTCAGTGGTTTCTGCACCATCTATTGAGATTGACATTCCTGGATTTGGAACCAAAATATTACCTTTTGTTCCTAATGAAATCAATGTATTTACATCATCTAATTTAGGAATAACAGATCCTGGTTGCAATCAAGCTCTTCCTGATGGAATATATAGAATTAAATATTCCGTTGCTCCTGCATATGCAAATTATGTAGAGAAGACAATATTACGTGTTGATAAACTTCAAGAAAAGTTTGATAACGCATTTCTTCAATTAAATATGATGGAATGTGACAGAGCACTTAAAACGCAATCTAGCGTAACATTAAATACAATTAACTTCTTTATTCAAGGAGCAATTGCAGCAGCTAACAACTGCGCAGAATATGAATCAAACACATTATATGCTCAAGCAGATAATATGTTAAATAACTTTTTAAAAACCAATTGTGGTTGTTCAGGTAACAACTACCAAATAAACTTTTACTAATTATGGCACAATGTTCAAGCTGTGGAGCTAAAGTGGGATGTGGATGTCAATTAACCAATGGGTTATGTGCACACTGCGCATCTAAAGTTCAAAAATAAATAAGACTTGATTATGTTATCACCAAGACTAACCAACTGTCCTGAATGTTCGGACATTCCTTCTTTACTTAAAAAAATTGATTGCAAGTTAGCAGAACTTGGCAATAATTTGTACAACAATATTTCATATATGTTGAATAAGCCTGTACATCCTGATGACATAATTCAATTAATAGGATATAGAAGAATATTAATGTATAAGCTTGTTAATCCAAACTATGTACATAAATATTCTATAGCTATGATATCTAGCAAAGTGATACGTCTTACACTAGGATGTGTAAGTAAATGTAACACTCCAGAACGTTGCTTGGAAGAACCTTGTGATATTACAATTGTACCAAATCCTACAACTACTAGTACAAGTTCTAGTACATCTACAACAACTTCTACTAGTAGTTCAACAACAACAACTAGTACAACTACTTTACCAATAATTATTCCAGAATGTTCAACTTTTATTGTATCTGGAAACACTGTTAGTTTTTATGATTTTGAAACAAATTCATTTATTAATTTATTTTCTGAAGGATTTGGAAATTGGAATGATGTAGCAAACACTAATAATAAACTCTGGATTTCAAATCTTGTAGGAATTAAAGAATATGATATAACTTTAAATCCTTGGTCTGTAAATTTTAATCGAGATATAACAATAGGTTCAGGACCAGGGTTAACTGCTGTTGATAATGATTCATTAATAGGAAGTGTAAATAATAAAATAATACTAATTGATATATCTGGAATAACTCCTACATATATAGAGATAGCTACAATACCTTCATTCGGTTCACTTTACTCTTCTTCAATATCTGGAGATATAATGTTAACTAATAATAATAAATTAATATGTACAGTACAAACTTATACAGAGGGATCTCCTGATTATTATTATACCAGATTATTGCAATATGATTATCCAACAATGAATTTAGAACTTGTTATAGATCTTTATCCAATACTAAATGGACCATGGGGATTAACAGAAAATGATGGAAACATTTATATATTTGATGCAAATTTATCTAATAAATTATTTTCTATATCATCAACTTATCCCTATGAAATAAATGAAATTGATATTTTATCTGAGCAGGTACTTGGTGCATCTATAGAAAAAAGTTGTGTTACATCATCATTTATTACAACTACTACTAGTTCATCTACTACTACAACAACTACTACTATAGCTGAAATATTTACTCATTCTTTTTCAAATAGTTCAACAACACCAGAAATAGCTTGCCCTAAGTTTGTAACAGCACATACACTTTATTCTAATGATTCATTACTTATTTTAGGTTCTGTATTGTATACAGATTTAGGATTAACTACTCTTTTTGTTGGAAATTCTAAATGGTATAAATTTTTATCTCCAGATGAAGGTAAAGTTTATCAAATTGATGATTTTGGTACAATTATAAATATTGTAACGTGTATATAATTTAATTTTAAAAATAAAAACTATGTCCAATTGCTCAAATTGTTATAACGGATGTACAGAGATTGTCTCTGACAGATGTGTTAAATATACAGGAATTGATGTTCCTGTCCTAGGAATCCAAACAGGTGATTCTCTATCTTTTGTAGAACAAGCATTAATTACGTTTCTTACATCTACATTAGATGGTACAGGAATTATATTAGATATTAACTCATCAATTATTTGTGATGTAGTGAAACAATATCTTCCAACGTGTAGAGACATTAATGTATTAGATCTTTCTATTGCTTTAATTAAAGCTACATGTAAATTACAGGAAGAATTAGATTTATTAGATGAAGCTATTAATGTTATAGAAGCTCCTTACACAACAAATTGTTTAGCAGGAGTTACATCATCTTCTGGTACACATTCTATATTACAAGTTACAATTAATACATTGTGTACATTAAAAACAGATTTTAATGGACTTCTACTTAACTTACCTAATACATATGTGCAAATAGATGAATTAGATGCTTTGATTCAAGCTTATCTAGATGGTTCTGGTGAAGGTTCATTAATCAAAAACAGAATGGTTCCTTATGCTGCTGTTCCTTATTATGGTCCTATAACATATTTTAATGGATCTGGAGCTGGTACAGGAGATTGGATTAATGTTTATTTATGTAACGGTAACAATGGTACTCCTGATTTAAGAGGTAGAACATTAGTTGGTGTTACAGATGGTACAATGTTAGGAGGAACAATGGCAGCAGCAGTTGATCCTACTGTTGCAGGTAATCCTAATTATTCTATAGGAACTGTTACAGGAGCAAATCAAATTGTATTAAATAATAATCAAATTCCTTCACATACACATACTATTACAAATGCTGTAACAGTTACAGATGATGGACATAGACATAAGTTTTCTGATGATTCTACTAATCCTACAAATACTTTAAGATCTACAAATGATATTATTCCTTTTGTAACAACTCCTTCTAGTGCAATAATCAGTGGAACTGGTACAGGAAGTGGTCTAATTTATGAAACATCTAACGAAGAAACAGGTGTAACTGTAAGTGTGAGTTCTAGTGCTGCACCATTTGGTGGAGGTTTAGCTCACTCAAATATTCAACCATCAATTGGTTGTCGTTATATTATTTATATTCCTTAACAACTTATCAAAATGGCATATCCTTTTTTACCAGTTAATCCTTGTTGTACAGATGTAGTTTTAAATGATCCTTGTGGATGTAGTTCTACAATCACTAATAGTGGTTGTAACAACAACAATCCATGTTCAACACATTTAACTATATCTAGTACTATTGTTTATGATGGTCCTGAATTACCATGTATAGTGGCTGAACCATGTGATACACTTAATGTAGTGTTACAAAAGATAGATGAGATTATTTGTAATTTGATAACACAGATAAATTATCTAACTAACCAAGTTACAAACATCACTAATCAAGTGATAGACATCAATAGTGATATAGTTGATATATACAATAGATTAGATGAATGTTGTTCTGCAACTACCACTACAACTACCACTTTAATTTAAAAATAAAATGGCTAATTGCTCTCAAATAAATAACACAAGTATAATAGGAACGAGTGCTGTCAAATATGATAGCACTCCACTTCCTTGTACAGACGTAAGTACATGTGATGGATTAAATACTATTCTTGCTAAATTTGATGCTGTTATATGTGAAGTTAAAGCTGATGTTGATTCTATTACGGAAAATGTGATAAATCTTACAGAAGATGTAATGGTTATTACAGAAGATATAACTAACATATATAGTCAATTAAATGTATGTTGTCCAACTACTACAACTACAACAACATTACCTCCAACAACTACAACCACCACTACATTACCTGTAACTACAACTACAACTAGTAGCAGTAGTTCAACATCAACTACTACTACTTCTTCTTCTAGTACAACTACAACCACAACAACTGTTGTGTCATCTTGTTTAAATTATGAAGTTAATGTAAGTGTAAACTGTCCAGGAAAACCATTTGCAGCATTTGAATATACAGATTGTTATGGAGATGTTCAAATAGCAGAGGTTGGTACAGGAGATCTTCCTACATTTTGTGTACTATCAACAGCTCCAACTCCTACATTTTCATGTGGAGAAGGTGATATATACGTAATTGGAGAATGTATCACAACAACTACTACAAGCACTACTATAGCACCAACTACCACTACCACAACTAGTATATTTTGCGATTGTTATGTTTATGAAGTTACAATAACTGAACAACAGTTATTGGATAGTGATAACAATAGAGTTTATGTGTATGTAGATGAGGCTTGTGTTTCTAATAGTTATTACACATTTGAATTTACTGAAGCTGGAACTGAAACTATTTGTGTAAGTAGAAATAATACATTTATTTTACAATATATAGAAATAGAGTCAGAGATTACTTCTTTACCAGATCCTGTAAAACTTAATCAATGTTGCACTACACCACCTCCAAGTACAACTACCACAACTACATTAACTCCAACCACTACTACCACTACAACTCTAAGTGGTCTAAGACAAGGTTTAATATCAAGTACATCTCATCCAACAGATGCTTGTAGTTTAATTTTAGATACTGATTGTTGGGTTTCTAATACAGCAGGTATGCCTGGTAGTGAAGTTGTATCAGTTAGTAGTGTTGTTTATACAGATGCTGGAGGAACAATTCCATTTATAGGTGATGATAATTTTTATCATATAGAACTTGAGCTTAGTTCAGTTCCAACAAATTGTCAAATCAATGGAACAGGAAATGTTTCTTCTGGAGTAGGAATATGTTCTTAGTTTAAATAATAATTTATAATAAATAACTTATGACAGTATTAATAACATTAACAACCGCAGGAAGTGATTCAGGTCCATTTGATTTGTATTCAAATCTAGATGGATATGTGTCAGCTTTTGAATCAGGAGTTTCTAAATCAGCATTGCTTGCAGGATATTCTTCTTCACTAGTGCCTGATTACACTACTACTATTAGAGTTAAATCTAATGGAGTGTGTACAAACTATGTAGATATCTTATTAGAATCTACAACTACCACTACATCTACAACAGTTAGTCCTACTACCACTAGTACTACTACTATACCTATTTAAAATAAAAAATCTTGTTTTGTTGGTTTTACAAGATTTCTCCTCAAGGTTTTCCTTGGGGAGTTTTTGTTTCTAACTATTTTAATTATAAAGAATTAAGTCTCTAACTAAAATTATTTGGAATATATAAAAACTATTAATTATCTTTACAATATTTTTTTAACTAACATGAGTAAATATGTCTGAAAATCAAAGTTTATTGAACCGATTAGAAGAGTTATTAAGTCAGAAGAAAAGTAAAAAGTTCTATGCTGAGAAACTAGGAATAAGTGAATTTGAGGTCAATGAGCTCATGAAAGAACTTAGAGAAAAAGATAATGAAGATGTAATAAAAACTATTGCAGAAGAACGCAAAGTGAATGTTGAAAAAGGTACAATAGAAAGTACAATAGTTACAGACTTTGAACCTAAAGACGATATTGAACTAGCTAAGCTACATAAGATAAACTTAGATAAGTACGTTATAACAAACTACTGGTCTAAGATGTTACCAAGTGGTAAATTCACTTCCTCAATCTTTTCAAAAAGAAAAGAAGCAAAAGATTACTCTCCTGAAGACTTTGCAAGATTTTTAGAAAACTACAAACCAAATAATGTATCAATCACCAAAGTAGATCGTTTTGTAAATAAAGACTTTGTAGATGTAGAAATCTCTATATCTGATTATCATTTAGCTAAAAGAACAGTGGATGGTGATAATGATATAACTGCAAGAGTTTTAAGATATGTTAGTGTGGCTCAGTCTTTGATTGAGAAAGTGAGTAGTAATTACAATGTAAACAACATCATTCTTCCTATATCCAACGATTATTTTCACACTGATAACTATCAACACCAAACTACAAACGGTACTCCACAAGACACTATAATGGATTATGCAGAAGAGTATGAATTAGGCTTTGCTATTCTTGTAGATACAATTAATATGTTGAGACAACATTGCAACAATGTAACTGTTGTTCTTGTACAAGGAAACCATGATAGAACTAAATCTTTTTACTTAGCACATGCATTAGATATATTTTTCAAAGATGCATTAGATGTAGAGTTTATGAGAGAACATAGTGTAGTTAAAGGAGTTACATTAGGTAATACATTTATTGGATGGCACCATGGAAATTGTAAGATAGAAGATCTTCCATTATTGTTTGCAACACATCCAAAATATAGTCACCAGTTTGGTGATGCTGTTTACAGAGAAGTTCATACAGGTGATAAACATCACTATATGGCTAAAGAGGTTAAGGGAGTAAGAATACAACAAATGCCTAGTCTTTCAGGAACTGATAGATGGCACTTAGATAATAATTTCGTACACAGTATCCGTTGTGCATTAGTTTTAGTGTATGATTCTATTAAAGGTAAAGTTGCCGAATTTGAAGAAAGAATTTAAAGTTATGAAAGTTTGCAATCGATGTAAAATAAATAAAAGTACTGATGATTTTTATAAAAATTCTCATAATGGAGATGGTTTAAAATCTATATGTAAACAATGCACTTCTAAAACAGCTAAGTTGTATTATGATAACAATCAAGATAAAGCTAAAGAGTTATCAAGAAAACATTATGTAAAAAATAAAGAAAAGTTAAGTATAAAATCTAAAGAAGATTGGAAAAATAATCCAGAAAGAAGAACTAAAAGTAGATTAAGACCATACAAATTAACTTCAGAAGAATTTGATTCTTTATTATTAAGAGATGATAATAAATGTAGTATATGTTCTTTATCAAGAAAAGAACATTTTATAAAATATAAAAGAGATTTATATATTGACCATTGTCATGTTTCTAATAAAATAAGAGGAATATTATGTCATAATTGTAATTTAGCTCTTGGAAACTTTAAAGATGATAAAAAATTATTAAATAACGCAATAATTTATTTAGAAAAATGGCAACATTAAGAAAACTTGTTAGTGACGTTCGTTCAGTTCATAAAATATTATCGACTGACTCTCTTATAACTGACCGTGCAATTGCTTCTGAGATTAGAAACAATGCTTTATTACTTATTAAAAGAGAAACCAATCTTAGAAAACTTTGGGCAACTGACACATTGTTCACTACTATTCCATGTTTAGAGATGATAGAAGTACCCATCTCTGAATGTTGTAACTATGTAGATGAATGTACTATTGCAAGAACAAAACTTAAACTCCCACGTATATCAGAAGGTAATTACCAATATGTAATACAAGGAGTTTATTCTATTAATGCTATGGGTGGTACAGGAAAGAAATTAAAAGAGATCACTGTAAACAGATACATCAATCTATTAAAGCTTCCTATAATCAAGAAAGAAGAATACTTCTGGATATCTAATGGATATCTATATGTAAACAATCCTTTACTTAAATCAATTCGATTTGTAGCTTTATTTGAAGAAGATGTAAATAATGAAATCATGTATCCAGAATGTGGATGTGGATCTCCAGAGTATACATTAGATGAGATATGTAAGAATCCATTAGATAAAGAGTTTCCTCTTCCTGGATACTTGGAACAGCAAACATTAGAACTTACATCTCAAAAACTTTTATCTACATACTTCAATCTTAAAACAGACATGAGTGCAGAAGGAATAGATGGACAAGCACCTAACTCAAAACCAAATAGTTAATGAGAACGAAGATTGATTGGAGAAGCTCTAGTAAAGAAAACTATAATCAGTTTTGCAAAAAACACCCTTCTATAAAACTTACATATGATGAGTGGAGAAATATTCTCTATACATTCAATGAGTTATTTAAAGAATACATTTTAGAAACAGGTGATAAAGCAAAACTACCTTATGGGTTTGGAGAGTTCTCAATCAATAAAAAGAAAAGAAGAAAACTAAAAAATAATATAGATGGTAAAGAGTTTGTAAACTTACCTATTGACTGGCAAAAAACTAAAGAGAAAGGTAAGGTTATATACAACTTCAATTATCACACAGAAGGATATTTCTTTGGTTGGATGTGGTTTAAGTCAACAGCACGATTTAAACATTCTGATCTATGGTATTTCAAACCTTCTAGACTTACATCAAGACTATTGTCACATTACTTAAAAACCAACGACAAGTATCAACACATTTATCGTGAATGGAAAAAATAATAAACTATGTCATACTACTATAAATATAATTTCGTATCACCAGAACCTGTTTATGCCACTGTTAAAGAAGAACTTAAAAGTTATTTCGATACTGGTGCAATAGATGATCTTTTATTTCCTACTTACTTAGACAAAGCTCTAAAGAAGTTAGGAAGAACTACATTTGTAATAAGTGAAGAAATCTTGTTTGTAGAAGATTTTCAAGCTAGACTTCCTGATAACTTTTATGCTGTAAGAGAAGCTTGGATGTGTACAGAAGTTTCTGGATATCCATATCAATCAGCTAATTCATTTTATTCACAAGCTGCTAGTGCAACCACTATTCAAGTGGCTCCATTAACTATTGGAGGAACTCCTTGTAATAGACCAGGTTGTCAAGATCCTGCATGTAATGGTACATGTATGCCAGAATTAGTACAAGCTGTATACAAAACAAACAACACTGTTGCTAGAGGATTTACTCATCAGTATTTACTTAAACCTGGTAATATATCTGCAAAACAAAACTGTGGAGTGGAATATACAAACAATTGGGACTTCTATGCTGAAGCTCCTCCTATTCATGAATTCACTCCTGGTGCTGCTAGTTACGATAGTTTTGATATTAGAGATAATAAGTTTGTAACTAATTTTAGAAATGGTGTTGTACATTTATTATTCTATGCTACAGAATATGATGAAATAGGTAATCAAATGATTCCAGACAATTATCGTATTAGAGAATATGTAGAAGCATTCATTAAATTTAAAATGTTTGAAACTCTTACGAATCAAACTAATGATGAAACTTTTAATCAGTTGCAACAAAAAATGATGTATCACAAACAAGCTTATGAAGAAGCGTACATCATGGCTGAGATTGAAATGAAGAAACAAACTCCTTGGGAGAAACAAAGAAGAATTAAAAACGATCTTAATAGATTTAATATGTATGAGCTTCCTAACCGTACTAATAGATATGGTAGAAGACGTAACAATTAATAACAATGGCTGAAGAACAACAACAAGGAAACATTAAGCAGGAGTATAATAATGCCACTGTAGGACTGAACATGGATCAATCTGTTAATCAGATTAAACCAGGCACACTTACATATGCATTGAATGCTGCTGTTGAAAACTTTGATGCTAATTCTGTAAACTACCAGAATGAGCCAGGGAATGAATTATGTATTAGTTTCCCTAACGGATATTCCTTAATTGGAAGTCATTTTATACAAGAAAGAAACAAGTTTATTTTCTTTTTAGCTAACTCTTCTACAGGAGAAAGTGAAATAGGACAGATGATTAATAATGATTGTATTTACAGAACAATTGTAAATGCTAATTGTTTAAACTTTAACATTGACCATCCTATACCTAAAGTTGTTCATAGAATAACAAACTGCTCTACAGAGATTTATTGGACAGATGGATTTAATCCTAGAAGATATATGGACATTGATAATGTGCCTTATGTAACAGAGATTATTCCTAATTCTTGTAGTGTACTTACATTAGATGAATTAGATTGTAATAAATTAAAAATACAACCTAATTTTAATATTCCTCAATTAGAAATTATAGATGTAATTTCAGGAGGAGATTTAATTGCAGGTACTTATCAATTTGGTATACAATATACAGATGCACAAGGTAGTCCATACACTTCTTTCTATTCTATAACAAATCCTACACCTATTGCAGATCCAGACTTCACTACAGTAAATTTTAACTATCCTGTAGGAAAGTCAATAGTTATTGATATAACTAATTTAGATACAACAGGAAAGTATCAATATTATAACTTAGCTGTAATAAAAACAATTAATGGTATATCATCAGTTGAACTTGTTGGAACATACTTCATAGATAATTTTACACAACAAATAACTTATACAGGACAAAGTAAAATTGATATAAGACTTTCTATAAATGATATATTTGAAAAGTTTCCATACTATGATGTAGCAGGAGATTTAACTGCAGTGCAAGATGTTTTAGTTTGGGATAAACTATCTACAATAGATAGAGTGAATTATCAAAAAATAGCTAATCAAATAACTCTTCAATGGGAAAGTTGGAGAATACCTTCTACAGAAAGTTATGCAGATGAAGTGAATGCAACAAACTTACGTGGGTACTTGCGTGATGAAGTGTATGCACTTGAGATTGTATTCTTATTAAGAAATGGAAAACAAACAGATGGTTTTCATATTCCAGGTAGAAAACAAACAAACAATGAGATAGTAAGTCAACCAGATGTTCCAAACACCAATCCTGATTTTATAGGAGAAGGAACTTCTGCTCCTTATTGGAAAATATATAATACAGCTTCTGTAATAGGAATATCTCCACAATTCTCTGATGAGCCTAGTTATAAAGGACCATATCAATTTGGTCAATTTGCTTATTGGGAATCTACAGAAACTTATCCTTGTAATGTAGAAGTTTGGGGAGACTTAGCTAATCAACAAATTAGACATCATAAGTTTCCTGATATATTAATTAGTCCTTCATTTGAATCTTCTGTTCCTGTAATTGTTTCAGATAGATATCAAGTGGAAATGCAACAATCTAGTGCAATTTATCCTATTGGTATAAAAATTAACAACGAACAGGTTATACAATTAATCAGAGAGTCTAATTTAACAAATGAAGAGAAAGATGATATTGTAGGATATAAAATTGTTCGTGGTGATAGAAGTACAAATAGATCTATTGTTGCTAAAGGTATTCTTCGTAATGTAGGAAGCTATGTTAAAGAAGAAGAAACATATTACTATCCAAACTATCCATATAATGATCTTAGTGAAGATGCATTTTTAAATGCTAATAATAATGCATATTTTGAGTCATGTGAATCTTTTGATATCATTGTTCGTAGTTTTAATAATGAAGATGAATTAGGTCCATATACAGCAGTTAGATATACTGATTGTAATACAAACAAAGAAATAATAAGAAAAATATATGAACTTCATCTTGAAAACAATCCTTTAAAAATTTGTTCAATTATAAAACCTACATTCTTAGGAGAAGGTGTATTTAATAAAGTGGAACAAGTAAGATGGAATTCTGGTCCTGTAGCTTATGGATATGCTTCTTATCAAATTACACCAGGAATTCCAGGATATGTTCCAGATAATAAAAAATGTGTAGCTTATTCTAGATATGCAAATTATGATATTTGGACTGTTGGAGCTGAAAATGGTAGAGCTGGTATAACTGTATATTTTGATGATGCTGTAGAAGGACCTATAGAAAGTCCTTGGATAGGTTCTGGTCATAATCTTAAAATATATGTAAGAGTTGGAACTTTTCCTACATTAGGTAGAGGAAAAAGAAAAAACTTTTCAAAAGATTCTGAAGTAAGAGATCCAGGTTGTAAAGAAGAAGAACCTCTAGCTCCATTATCAGAATCTCTTACAAACAGACAAATATTTAATTCTCCAGAAACATCTTTTGGACAACCTTTCTTAGGTGATGTACTAAAGCTTGAGAATGTAATGTATGGTGGTGGTAGAGCTCACTTTGTTGAAGTGAGAGACAATGCTAAGTATAGATTATTAAGTAAAGAAGCTCAACAAGTTGCATTACAAAGTTCTTCAAACATTGCTGGAGGAGATATTGTTGCATTGTTTGCAGCTTATCAAGCTTATTTAGAAATATACATTAATGGTATAACTAGAAAAAACTATGCATACTCATTTAATTCTATAGCTAGTTACAGTTATCATTCTCCTGTATACAATAATTTAGGAATCAAACAAAGAAATCTTGATATAAAAAGATATTTAATTCCTGGATTACAAAACGTTGGTGATGATAATAATATTAATAATTACAATAGAGAAACTTCTGTCTATTTAAAAACAGATGATAGTCTTCCTTTTCCTAGTAAAACAGATTCATTAGTTTACTTAGGGAATTCTTTAATTGAAGATAATTCTAGATTTACAATTGGAGGAACTAATGCTTGTGCCACTCCACAAAGAGAACAAGATATTAATGTTGTTTCATATTATGGATCAATTAAAAATATTGTTCCTGGACAATGGGGTCAAATATATTCATATGAAAAAGTGGATACAGGGTTTCAAGTGATATTTTCACAATTTACTCCTACAGAATCCACTATATTTGGAGGAGATACATTCATTGGTAAATTTGCATTTAAAACAAAACTTCCTTTCTTTTTACAAAATAGAGTGAATGCTCCTGATGATTCAGATGTGTTTTATGATGCAATTGGAAACATTGCATATCCAAAATACTGGCATTCTGCAAGAAGTGTATTACGTAATGCAACAGCTGCAAACCAACAATTAGTAAACTTTATTTCATATAAAGCTCATAATTTTGATTGTCCTAATGATACAACACAATACACTAGTATTAATTCACCTAGTGAGTTAACTTATTATGATGGATATTTTTATATGTTTGCATATGGTGTTCCTAATTTCTATTGTGAGAGTTCTTATAATTTAGATCTTAGACAAGCATTCAATAATAGAGAAGGTGATTTCTGGCCACATGTATCTACAAGTATTCCTGATGCATGGGTGCAACAATCATTTGTTCCTATTGAGCAAGATAATACATATTATTATAATGTAACTTTCTCAAAACAAAATAAAGAAAATTCATTTACGAATCTTCCTATTGATTGGAATGCAATCTGTTCTACGTATTATCCTTTTAGAACTATTTATTCTGAAAAGCAATTTACAGATGCAGATAATAAAGTGAATAACTGGTTAATATACAGAGCTCTTTCTTTTTATGATTTTCCACAAAACTATGGAAATCTTATATCATTAGATGGTATTCAAAACAGAGCAATCCTTGCTAGGTTTGAAAACAAATCATTAATGTATAATAACTTATTAACTATTGATACAAGTAATCCACAAGCAGCATATGTAGGTAACCCTAACATGTTTAGTGCACCTCCTATTGATTTTGCTGAAACAGATCTTGGATATGTAGGGACACAGAATAAGTTTTTATTAAAGATTCCACAAGGACAAATAACCATTGATGCTAAACGTGGGCAAATATTTCTTATACAAGGAACAGAAGCTGTAGATATGACAGCATTTGGTTCTGGTGTAAATAGATTTATGACAGACAATTTACCATTTAAAATATTAAAATATTTTCCAAATGTAGACACTGATAACAATTTTAATGGAATAGGTTTACATGGAGTGTTTGATGCTAAATTTGATAGAGTGATAATTACAAAATTAGATTATGTGCCTTTAGATGAAGATATTAAATATGACGAAGTTAATAAAGAATTTTATGTTGAAAACATAATTAATGATGTTGTTTTTAGAGATGTAGTTTATTTAGATGATGCTGAATTTTTTTGTAACAGATCATTTACAATATCATTTAATTTTAATACAAAATCTTGGATTTCTTTCCATAGCTATGTTCCTAATTTTTACATAGCAGAAAATAATTTCTTTTATACAGGACTTAATGGATGTTGTGATTCTGTAAATGGAGAAGCTACATTTACTGCTTTAGTAGGAGAGATAAATAGAACTAAACCAACAACAACCTCCACTACAAGTGCTGCACCTATACCTTTACCTACTACAACAACAACTAGTACATTAGCATTAGATTGTGAATTAGAAGGAACAATTATTGAAACATATTGTAATCTTGAAGGAGATGCTATAATAACTGTTCCTCCTACAACTACCACTACAATATGTCAAAGAGGTAATCTTTCCAGTGATAATTTATTTATAACAGGATATTCTGAAAGTTGTGATACAAATATATTAGATACAACAGGAAGTTTTGAAGATGCTTGTTTAGGAATAGAGTATTTGAATACAAATGAAGATTGGTCTTACATAAATATAGAAACAATATCTGTAGCATATAATGAATTAGAAATAGGACAAATTGTTTATCTTGATGCATATTCTACAGATTGTACATTAGTTCCTGATGGTTTTTATTTTACAGAAGAAAGTGCGTTTGATACCACTGTTTATCAAGTGGAATCAGGAGTGATTGTAGGAATTTATAATTGTGGTACAACAACTACCACTACAACATTTGTTCCTGATACATATTGTTACAATGTAACTATTTATGGTAGCGTAGTTTTAATCTGGACAGATGGATCAAATGTCACTCATTATGATGAATATTCAGATACATTTGTAACGTTATGTGCACAATACGAATCTATATCATTTGAAACAGATTCTGATGGATATATATTTATTCAAGCTTGTGGGGATCCTTGTACAGAAGTTATAGATTGTCCAACCACAACAACAACCACTACTATATAATGAAAAGAGAAATTACAATAAAGATAACACAGACAGGTCCTAATACAGGACCTTTCAGTGTTTACGATAATTATAATAATCTACTAGATGAAAATGTAAGTAGAAAACAGTTAATTAAAGGTAGGACATATCTAGTAGATAATAAAGTGACAAATGTAAGACTAGTATCAAATGGAGAATGTGGGTTTGAAAAAACCTTTCAATTAAGAGAAATTCCTTATT